TTACGTAGTAAATGTAAAGACCAAGGTAGGTACTATCATTACTGTTCGTGGTAATGACGCTACTGAATTTGAAAATAATATCAATGCTCTTATTGGTAACGGAGTTAATAACAGCATCGCTGCAATGGAAGAGTTGTTTCTTGGAACGCAACCCAGTCAATCCAGTACTGCAAGAATCAATACAGTGGTTGATGCGCTAGGTGGTACAGTAATTAGCGAGACACCAATCCCAGCAGCACCAACAGCAACCTTCGCACCAGTAGCACCACCATCAGTAGCAGGGGTTACAGCAGGCTCAGCCAGCAGGACTTGTATTCATGGTGTAATGACTAAGCGTGAAGGTGTAGGACCATACGGACCTTACAAGGCTTACATGTGTCCAACAGCTAAAGGTACACCAGATCAGTGTAAAGCTATCTATCTAAAAACCAACGACCCAGACTACGCTACGTTCTAGTCGCATAGGTTTGACTGGGTAGTGTAGTGGGGAAGGCTACCTACCCAGTCAATTATTTATTGGGAGATAAATGAAAACATTAAGCAGAGCAGTAGGTCGTCCTGACATTGGTGGTGAGCCAATGCCTACAGTATTCAGGACGTTTGACAATAACCAAATCGTATTGCGAAGAGCAGAAGTAAGTATGATTGCAGGCACACCAGGTGCAGGTAAGTCAACACTTGCACTAGCCCTAGCATTACGTATGCAAGCACCAACGCTATACCTATCAGCAGATACTAATGCTCACACTATGGCTATGCGTTTGTATTCAATGATTACAGGAGTAAGTCAGAGTGAAGCAGAAAAAATCATATCGGAAGACCCAATCAATTCTAGGAATAACCTTGCTCTTGCCAGCCATATTTATTGGAGCTTTGATAGTGCCCCTAGTCTTAGTGATATCGACGATGAGGTTACCGCGATTGAGGAGTTACTTGGAGAAGCACCTGCCCTAATTGTTATTGATAACCTTATGGATATTAGTATGGATGGCGGAGAAGAATTTAGTAACATGCGTAGTGCACTTAAAGAACTTAAGTACTTAGCAAGAGATACCAACGCCGCTATCCTAGTGTTACATCACACACAAGAAGGTTATGTCGGAGACCCATGCCAACCAAGATCATCCTTGCAAGGCAAGGTAGCACAGTTACCTGCACTAATCCTTACCGTTGGACAGAGCAATGGATTACTAGGTGTAGCTGCAGTTAAGAATAGATACGGTAAGGCAGACCAGTCTGGTAAGTCACCAGTATGGTTACAATTTAATCCAGAGTATATGTTTATAGCAGACTTAGAGGAAGCAAGATGAGACCAGAAGAATCATTGGGTTTATTGGCAGCATATGCTGAACTAAATCTTGCAGTAGAAAATGTAATAGAAGTATACAACAAACTAAACTATGTAGGTGGTGAAAGTATGGAACGCATCAATTGGGATACCAATAATCCAGTAGAGTATGACGATGATGATGAGTAAATTTGGATGGTGTACTGGACACGAAATAGAACAGCAACACAGCAAGTGCCCAAAAGAATTTACTAATAACGTAAGCGACTATACATTGAAATGTGATTGTGAATGCCATGAGCAAAAGTAAACAAAAAGGTACGGCTGCTGAGACAGCAGTAGTTAACTGGCTACTAAGTAAGGGACGCAAGCATGTTGAACGTAGATCTCTTAACGGAGTCAATGATCGAGGTGATGTTGCAGGTATGCCTGGAGTTGTACTCGAAATAAAAAACTGTGCCAAGATGGAACTATCAGCATGGTTAAAAGAACTAGAAGTTGAAATGGTTAATGACAAAGCTGACACAGGTGTAGTGATTCATAAGAAAAAAGGAACCCAAGATGTTGGGTTATGGTACGCCACTATGCCAGTGCATGTATGGTTTAAACTAATAGAAGACGCAGGTTACTGATGGACGTACCACCTATTGCTGCAATCATAGAGCACTACGGTGGTAGATTACGTAGAGACTATGGCAGTTGGCAAAAGATTAAGTGTCCATTCCATGACGATAGCCATGCATCAGCAGGCGTATCAGTTACAGATAACATCTTTGTATGTCATGGCTGTGGAGTAAAAGGAAATGCATTTAACGTAATCAAAATACACGAAGGAGTTAAGTACGGTGAAGCTATCAAGATCGCAGAAGGTATTACTGGAGAAAGCTACAAGTCATTACGAGGAGTACCTTCCATTGGCAGAAGAGTATCTAGCCAAGCGAGGGATAAGTCTAAAGACAGCTCAAGAGATTCGATTAGGAGTCGTCGTTGATCCACTAGCAGGACAAGAAGCATTTGTAAATAGACTTGCTATTCCATACATAACACCAACAGGTGTAGTTGATGTAAGGTTTAGATCAATGGGATTAGAAGAGCCTAAGTACATGGGTATGCCAGGAACTTCTACTAGGTTATACAATGTTAATGCACTGCACACGGCAGGCAATTTTATAGCGGTATGTGAAGGAGAAATAGATGCTATCACTCTTAGTTATTCTTGCGGCATTCCTGCTGTGGGTGTTCCTGGAGCTAATGCTTGGAAACGGCACTACGGACGTTTACTGGCAGACTTTGAAACTATCTATGTTTTTGCTGACGGTGATCAGCCTGGCTCTGATTTTGCAAAGAGTCTAAGTAAAGAGTTTAATAGTGTTATCATTATGCAGATGCCTGAAGGTGAGGATGTTAACTCAATGTACTTACGTAACGGATCAGGTTACTTCACAGAAAAGATTGCAGCATGAGCACTAAGCAAGACTTAAAAGAACTAGAAGAACACGAAGCTAAACTAAAGGATTACAATGCAGGACTTCAGCGAACAAGAAATCAATCACATCTTCCAAGCCCTGATCAACATGGGATTAGAAGTTGTAGATGTCAAATATGCGAACGGACTTACTCTAACATTAAAGAGACCAACGCTAAAATAAAACCACCATTAGAGTTTGAAGCTGCCATCATAGCTCGCAAAGCTATTGAGTTACTAGTGCAAAAGCATGACGACTATGGACCAAGCAACATCTCTGATGCACCAGGTGGACCACTGAACGGACTAAGTGTTAGGCTACATGACAAGGTAGCAAGACTAAACAATCTATTGTCAAACAATAAAGAACCACAAAACGAAAGTGTACAAGATACATTCATTGACATCCTTAACTATGCACTCATTGCCTTACTGGTAATTGAAGGCAAGTGGGATACTACTAAGTAGGTAAACATGAAAACAGTTATAGTGATTCCAGACATGCAAGTTCCTTACCATGATCCTCGTGCTGTACGTGCAGTACAAAACTTTGTGGGTGACTACCAACCAAATGAACTTTACTGTGTTGGTGATGAAGCAGATAGTCCTGAACCATCACGATGGAACAAAGGTTTAGTTGGAGAGTTTGAAGGAACTCTGCAAGCTGGACTAGATCGTACTGCTGCCATTATGAAAGAGTTTAAAAACAAGTTAGGCGATAAGCCTTTCCATACTATGAGGAGTAACCACGGTGACCGAGTTGAGAACTATGTCAAAAGATACGCACCAGCCCTGGCAAGTCTGCGGGAATTGGAATACTCCAAGCTTCTACATTACAGCGAAAACGAAATTACCTATCACGATAAACTATGGGAGTTTACGCCAGGATGGGTACTGGCACATGGAGATGAAGGCAACATCTCAAGGCAAGCTGGTGGGACGGCTTTGGCTTTGGCTCGCAAGATTGGGTCTTCGGTCGTCTGTGGGCATACACATCGTGCGGGAATTCAACATGAACACCAAGGCTACAACGGCAAGATTCACAGTCGTCTCTACGGAGTTGAAGTCGGACACCTTATGGATCTTAGCCAAGCGTCTTATTTAAATACTGGTAGTGCTAACTGGCAACAAGCATTTACTATTCTCTACATACGTAGAGGTAACGTAACTCCTGTTGTTGTACCTATCAATGGACGATCTTTTGTAGTCGAGGGTAAGACGTATGAGTTCTAATGGAATTGTTTATGAGATGTACCATGCTATGGTCAAGCAGATTGGATCAGAGTTTAAGCGTAAGTACCAGATGGTTGAACGCGAAGACATTGAACAAGAGTTATGGCTATGGTTTGCTGAACATCCTAACAAAATAGAAGAATGGTTAGCTCTACCTGATCAGAAAGATAGAGATAAACTATTTGCTAGGTCACTACGTAACTCAGCACTAGACTATTGCATCAAAGAAAAAGCACATAAGTCTGGTTACAATGCTGAAGATAACTTCTGGTACAACAAGCAGTTCATTAAGCTTATGATTCCTGCTGTACTTAGTGACGACTGGACTAAGTTCAACAACACACTAAGCAACATGGGTCGTACTAGTAAAGCACTAGCAGAGTCAGGTGACTTCATGGCATTTAGTTCTGATGTCAAGGTTGCTTTCGATAAGTTAAATGACAGAGAGAAATCATTAGTTCATTTATTTTATGGAGAGCAGATAGATGGAGCAGAACTAAGAGATCGTATGGACGCTGACAAGTCACAGAAAGCAGTGATGATGGAAGCTAACAGAGCAGTCAACAAAATGGTCAAGATACTAGGTGGTAATCCACCAGTA